CGTCGCAGTAAAGATGATCGTCTCTGTTATCATCATCTCTATTTGCTGGGTGTAGGGGACTATTGTCCCACCAATCTTTACTCATAGCTTACTTCTTTTTAGGTTTAGTTTCTTTTTCTTTCTCTTTCTTGTAGATAGCGTATCTGTACTCGTCATCTCTCATTTTACGAGCCATCTGTTGTTCGATGCTCATTCCTTCCATCATGCCTTGCATCATAGAGGTAAATAATTCTTTAGTCTGTCCCATAGTGTTTAGTTTAAATGGTTGATATAGTTGAGTAGATAGGAGTCTTCTCTCCTACGTAAGCGTTTACCACGTTAAATGATAGGTGTTCGATAGCATCTATATATTCCATACCCTCATCCATTAGGATTTTGATCATTTTTTCTACAGAATATATAACTCTATAGGATGATGAACATACACCTAAGATAGCCTCATCGAAGCCATCTGCAAACATTAGTTCTTCCTCGTCGAAGGTATCCATAAGGTCATTTCTAAGAGACACTTCGTTTTTACGCAGTACCCACATATCAAAATATTGGTATCCGATGTCTAACAAGTCATCATCAGATATGGTGTTGACCTTTCTATCCCCTAAGATAGATGCGTCTGCCCCAAGTTGTTCGTACTCGTCTAATAAAATCTCTCTGATTTTCCCTAAGCCATCTTGATAAGAATAGTCTTTGAATGGCTTGTCTGTTCTGTTGTACTCTCTAATAAACATGATAGTGGTTTTTAGTTGTTGGTGTAAATATAGTAAACTTATTTTACTTGTGCAAATTTAATTTACAGATGACCTCCCATTTGTATAGCATTATCTACTATAATGTCATACCTATACTCCTCGTCAGCCTCTCTGTCGTACATACCCATTGGTATGTTTATACCAAGACCTTTCTGATACTTAGCATCTATAAACTTATTCTCTAATTTCCAATCATAGATGTCTGCGTTGGCAGTTAGCCATTCTTCTATGTCTGCATCTTTAATTGTGTTTGGCACAAAAACATCTAACTCGACATATTTATGCACTACCCTTCTTGCTGATACTTTTACTTTTCTCATAGTCCTTTAGTTTTGTTTGTTATACCACTTAATAAATTGTACTACTGCTTCATATGTAGCCTTTTTTTTGCACCTACACGTTTGTGTCGAATGTTCATACACTTTTTTTTGGTCATAAATATAAGTCTTATCTTTACTCATAGTTCCCTTTTCTATGTTTACAATTACTTGGTAATAAGAACACTCGTTAAATTCATTCCAACCGCATATAGTTTTAAAGTTAGCTTTGTGGTTTTTTTCTATCTTATCTACTACTGACATAAGCCAGTTCCATTCTGTATCATACTTTAATTCACTTGCCTCAAATGTACCATGACTAACCTTATATAAGGTAGCATCGTGTATATAATTAAAGGGATGAGTACACCCCATAAATTCTGCAATCAATTTGTTGTTTTCTGTTGTCTTCATAATAATTAGTTTTTTTTTGTTAAAGTTTTTAAAACGCTTGATTATTTAAAATATTTCTTATAACTTCGCCTCAATCTCCACCACTAACAATCGTTAGTCGTAATTTTCTAATACTTAAAAACATATTAAAAAAATCACTCCGCAACTTTTCGTGATGTCGATTTCTTTGGCAACTCAAGGCAGTGTAGAATCGCATTGCCGAAAATTGCCTACAACGGTGAACAAGTCGCACATTCCGTTTGGCTACGCTATAAGGTTATACATTAGGGATACTTGTGTTCTTTTCTTTCAGTTCGATGATTTGCTTCTCTTGTTTCCGTATGTACTTTATTAAAGCCTTAATGTAGTACACATCATCTGTCTTTAGTTCTTCAAGTCGGTAGCCTAAGAAATAGTTCATAGACTCCATTACATCTTTCTGTAGTTTGGTTGCTTTCTTCATGATAGTGGTTGTTATTGTTCAAACTCTATTAATTCTCCGTTTACTTCTTCCCAACTGTAGTTATTGTATTCGATGTCATCCGAACATTCCCATTCTGTCCAATATAGGATTTCTTCATCGTATGCCCACTCTAATAACTCCTCGTCAGAAAAGATATTTCTGTCGGGGTGGTCTTTACGTAGTTCTGCTATGGTATCTTTTTCATACTTGGTGTAGAAATGTCCATCTCCCCAACACCATCCTTCGTTCATACCTTCTTCTGTTACGTCACATTGACGTGACCATAAAATTTTCTTTGTTGGTTTCATAGTGTTATAAGTCTAAGTTAATTTCTAATCTGTTCTGCATCTCATCTTCTACAATCATAATGAAATGGTCTATACGGCTATCTCCTTTTGGATAGTCTTTTCTGTACGTAGTAAGGTCTTTGTACATTGATGATAGTGTTTCGTCACTCATCTTATAGATAAGGGCTAACGATAGTATTCTCTCTTGTTTATTCATAGTTTCTGTTGTTTATTGGGGGGACAATGCCCCCCTTATTAATACTATCCTAAGATATAGTTCACTGATTTAGATGCTTGTGTCATAGCGTGTACCATTGCACCTTTCTTATCTTCCTCTGCGAACTTTATCCAACCATTGAGGTATGCTTGACTATTCTTACTGCTATCTTTAGGCTCAAGCCCTACGATACCTGAAAGGTATAGTGATGATACTTCTGCTACAAGTTCTTCTTTGGAGTACGTCTCAGTATCTCCATGCACACCCTTATTCTCTACTAAGGTCTTACGATTAAGTCTGTCCTTATGTCCACTACTATGGCTCATCTCGTGGAATAGAGTCTTATAGTATGAGTCAGAGTCTACAAACAACCCTTGTAACGTCATCGTTATAGAGTCTGTAGTTGGGCTATAGAAACACTTGTCATCTTCTGTGTGGTTAAGTGTTAGTGGCTTCTCTCTGTCAAAGTATCCGTTCACAATCTCCTCTGCCCTCTCGTTTGGAGTAAAGTCAATCACATCCACATCTGATGATAGTGGTTCGATACCCTCTATCTGTGCGATGTTGAATACTCTATATACTCTCAGACCAAAGATTTTCTTGTATCGTTTGTTGCTGAGATCGATCTTCCTTGTGTCCTTAACAAATTTGTTTGTCTTAGTATCAAGGTAGCTTATATTGTAAAAGTGTACCTCTGTAGACTTACTACCCTTGATGATTCTACCACCATTGGATGATGCTTGTTTGAATGTCATCCATTGGTTATGCTCCCAATTGTTACGTCTACACTCAAAGTGTAGGAAGAACACGTTGAATCCCGTATACAATCTCTTTGTTATCCTATTCATAGGTTGATTGAATTCCCCTGCTTTGAATGGCTTGAACCATTCCATACCATGTTCCTTCAATCCATCTATTACTCTCTCGTTGATACTATCGATAATCTCTTGATTTTTCATCTGTCTGTGGTTTAGTTTAATTTTGTTTTTTCGTATCCCAATCGGATATTATTTCTAAGGTGACCTATTGTTCCGTAGTAACCTGATGAACATTTACTGCCCTCTTTAGCCATGTAATAAACTTCCTCATTATAGCGTATCACTAAATCCCAATTACTATTTCTATCGAATATTACAATAGACGTTTTATTAGAACCTTCAGCCATTTTATTCATCTCTTTTATGGCAGTATTAAGACCATTAAAGTCTTGTTTGTACTGACCATTTTTCGTCTCCCAATTTAATGTGATTGTAGTCATAATCTCTAAGGTTTAGTTGTTTTTTTTATCGTACTGAATTGCATCTTTTAAAACTAGATACAAGGTGAAAACACCAAAAGGTAGCATATACAAAGCAGCCTCGTTACTTGTTGCAGCAAATAAAAGTAAAATAATGATATTCAATAATATCAAAATTGTAATAGCGAACTTGTAGGTTAATTTTGTCATCTGTCTAAGGTTTAGTTAAGGAGGGGCTTCCGCCTCCGTTAGTTGTTATCAAAATGGTTAAAACTTTCCTCTGCACGTTCACACCCACTACAACAGTAGCTTGAGTATTGATTATTGTGAGGAGTATCACAATGATGGCAGTAATAATTGTTGATAGGTTTATCTTGCTTAGACAATTTAAACCAATCTTGTTTGAATAACCAATCTTGATAAGATTTAGGTGTTTTTTCAAATTGTTGCCCTTTGTACTTTCCGAATCCTAATGTCATAATAGTAGGTTTTAGTTGTTTTGATTGATAGTTCCCTCTGCTCTGCTTTTATGTCGACTTGCAACGACCATCGGTAGCATTAAAGGATTTTGCAAGGTGTTAGCGACTACCTAACCTTAGCTTACTGCGAGCGTAATAACAACATAAGCCCTTGCAATATCCCATCGAATCAATTTTTACTCTATCAATGTGTAGCTTGTAAACGTCCTATCGATTAATGGTCTTATCATGTGACCAAGTGAGACGGAATCTCCGACATCTGACTGAATATGTGCGATGTTTTGCATACCATATGTTAACGCCATTTGTCATCCTATTGTCTCAGCCGACTGCTGAACTTTGCGAATGCTTACTACACTATGTCAATGAACTATGTTCTACTTACTAATATGCTATCTCAACATCCCTAAGGAACTCGATAGTCAGATGCTATTCTAAGGCTTGTGTGTTGGTCTTACGCTATCCGTATGGAGTGCCAACGCCTATGCTGAACGCTATGTCTGAATCAGTATGTGAAAGAACGAACAATGCTTTGATTCATTGTTGGGACAAATATACGAACTAATTTTAATACGTGTCAAGTTATTTTACACTTTATTTTCAAAGTATTTTCACTTTCTCAATGTTTACGGGGGATACAGAGCGAAAGTTTTTTTTGAAGTTAATCTATATGTGTATGGATTGGGGGGAATGGTTGGGTAGTTATACCTCTCATCTCTTGTTCTCACTACGTTAGAGACGATTTAAGAGCATTTCGGCGTGTATGTATAGTAAAGCCACCCTTTTGGTATGCGTGTCATTACAAGGGCAGAAATTAGGTATCTGCGTGGGAGCAAAAACGACATTTAGTTTTGGTATGCGTGCATAATGTTTGACCACCCCCTTCGAGAGATTCGGTTTCGGATTATGGAACGTGCGTGCGTACTATATATATAACCCCCACCCTTTTTATATCTCATAGAAATTTTATAAATTGCAATAAAATATAATTATGCCTACACCTATTAAGAAAAAACGAAAGAAGCATATACAAAACTTAAAAAGAAATAAGTCAGGAAGAGATGCTACCGTTAAAGTAGAGTTTTATCCTGACGAGCCTCAGAGAAATGGGGACAGAAATAAGATTGTTCACTATGCAGCTCCAGCGATAACATTTAAAGGTAATGAAAAGGCTAGACCTCAAAGCTTCAATGAGGCTAAAAAAGCAGGAGAGCTTTACGAATTTAAAAGACGCAAAAAAGCAGAGAAGTTTGCTGCAGGGTCTTGGAAGAAAGGTAAAGACAGAAAAGAAGCTATGAAAGCTTACAGAGCCAAAAAAAGGCAAGAAAGAAAAAACAAGTAACTACTCCTTCGCTTGACTAATCTCAAGCTCTTTTACTACAGTTTTGATGTAGTCCATATCTTTTTGTAGGTAGTGTATCTTCAGATCTTGTTTCGCATCATCTGGTAGTGCACCCATCTCACCACGAGGCCACTTTATCCTAAACTCTTCGTTAAGATGTACAGCGTCTTGCATTCTAACTACGTCTAGTTGCAGTTGAGAGATAGATGCTGTAAGGGTGAACCATATTCCAGCGAGGGAAACTATCCCTACAACGATCCCTACGAGTGTTTTTAGATCTAGTTTTACTTTCGACTCTTCTCCAATATTCATTTCATTTTCCATAATAATATTATTTTGTTCCAAATTTACAAAAATTAATTTTTATATTGCGGAAACCATTTAAATTCAAGATGAGTAAACTTACTAAAGCGACTAAGGTAAAAAAGTCCCAGTTAGGGATGAATCCTTCAACGGCTTCCAACAGACTTAATAAACAACTCCTATATACATTTGCTAAGAAGTTAGATATGCACTGGTGCTTTCACTGTGGTGCAAAAATCTTTGGTGTAGAAGATATGAGTATAGAACACAAAATCCCCTGGTTACATTCAGAGGATCCTGTGTCGTTATACTTTGATATTGAGAATATAGCCTTCTCTCATAAGTCTTGCAACTACAGTGCAGCACGAAAGTTAAATAAGCAAGAGTGCCCATCAGTGGGTTCTTACAATAGGGGCTGCAGGTGTGACGGTTGCAAGAAGGCACAGTCTGATTATAGAAAAGGCCTTAGAGCTAGGAATTCTTAAACTTCTGTACCGTAAGTCATGTGTTCTACAACTGTACCACTAACTGTAGCGTAAGCTTTAAGAGTCACTCCACTTGTTACGGGAATCATCGCAAACCCACCACCAGGAATATAGAATAAATCTGGATCGTCTGAAGAGGTATCAGCAAATACGGACACGTAGTTTGTAGTCACGTTACTTGTGTTTTTAATGTACAAATAGTTAGGTGACGTATAAGAGCTAGCTGTGTATAAGGTTACCTGTCCAGAAGCTGTTGCTTTAGCCGTAGAGGTGATTGTTGATCTAGCTACACCTGTTGTGTTTGTTGCTGTTGAAGAACTAGTAACACTTATATTCAGGGGCTGAGATAATAAGTTCGCACTAGTTATTGTTAGTTTTTTAGTTACTGTTGCCATTTTTGTTTATTGTTTAAATTATTGTTTACAAATATATAAAATTTATTTTATTGTTTAGGGTTATAAAGAGTTTGTCCAATCTAAATTTAAAACCATTGTTGCTATACTATCTCCTGATACTGAAGAGGGGTCAAAACTAACCATAATTACTTGCCCTGCAGTAAAAGTATTTAAGTTTGAAGAGTATTGACCATCAAAGCTAAGAAACTTGTAAGGTGTATCATCCTGACTCATGTTTATCGTATCACTTTTACCACTACCAGGGTTGAAAGTAGGCACTTCTGTATTAGTAGACGCAAAGTGTAAAGCTACGTCAGAGTATCCACAAAAATTTTCAGACCTAACTATTACTGACTCTACACTACCATTACAAGGAGCAATCCACCCTCCGTATTCTAAGTACCCATTAGTTGATGTTGAGTCAAAAGTACCACCATAACCGAATGGTAAATATTGCCTAGAAGCTGTAGAGCCTACCCACCCACAGTTTAGTATCATTTTTGAAGAGTTTTTATGATTAAGCTCTGTATTAGAAAACCTTCTAAGCTCGTCAAGTTCTTCAGACATCTGCTGCATTTGATAAAGCACGCACCCTAAAGTTTCAAAAGCATCTTCATCTTCTAAGTATTCGTTGTTACTAAACTTAGCTTGCATTCTATTTAGCTTAGTAGAGTCTACTTTGTCAGAGTCGCTTCCTGTAGTCGAATATATTCTGCTATGTTTTTTATCTGCTAGTGCCATTACGTTGTCATATCAAATTCAAATACTACTGTTATTGTTGTTCCATTTACTGCTGCTGAAGGAGTTCTTCTTATCGCTATAGCTTCGCCTTTAGAAAACGTCCAGTCAGTATTGCAATCTCCATTACCTTTTTGTGTAGACGTAAAACTTAAGTCTGTACCTCTTTGGTCTGCAACAGGATCGCTATCGTCTCCATCTATATACATTTCAAATAAATCAGTTCTACTTGTTGTAGTTTGATTAAATACAGCTATCCTAACTACTCTACCGTCAAAAGGCATTACTTGCATTAAGTGGTAAGATGTAGCAGTTAAACCTGTACTATCAGATGTTGTAGCACCAGACATAGGTATAAAGTGAGCACTTGTACCTGAGTAGTGGTAAGCGTAACTGTGTATATTCTTTTGTTTGTTTATAGTAACTATTTCTTTACCTTCTATAGATGCTGTACCTGCTGCAGTTCTAGCTATGGTCGTATCAGACGCGTGCCCAAGCTCTATGTTAGTTGTAATGTTTAAGTTACCAGCTACAGTAGTTAAAGAGCTAGAGCCATTAGCTATGGTAACATCTATCTCGTCTTCGGCATCTCCATCTTCAATTGTAATTCCTGTTTGCATCTCACCATCATGAGTTGCTACTTGAAGTTTTATTTTACCTCCTTCAGTTGTTGAGCCTGACTCTTCAGAGCTCCCTACTATTTGTGCGTATGTTTGATCATTGTCTGCAGAATCTTTAGCTATAAATCTAACCATACCTATATCTGCATTATCTACCAATGTGTCTTCTCGATAAAAATCTAATAAAGGAGGGCCGTATATAACATTTTGTCCTGTTTGATGTAGTGTAATATGAGGATCCCCTAAAGCACCTCCATATACGGTAAACTCTCCATTCTCATCTAATGCAGCTATAGTATCACTAGCATTATCTTTCCAGGTAAACGTTTGACTTGATTCATTAGCATCAGAATCTATTCTAAATACCATGCTACCTACAGAAGTAATTTCTGCATCGTTACCAATAGATAAGTCTCCGCTCACAGTAAGATCTCCAGTAATTTCTACAGTATCTCCTATTTGTATATTACCTGTATCATTATATATAACAAGGTTACTTCCATTTGCTTGTATAGAGCTATCAAAATCTGCTGCGGCTACACCACTACCAAAAACTAATTTAGCTGCATCTGAAAATTTTAAAAAGTCATTAGACGCATTCCAAAACATATTAGCACTAGCAGTATGTCCATACACAAGCAAGTCATGCCCCTCATCATTTGCTCCTATAGTAACGTCTCCATCTATAGTCTGATTTCCTGCGGCAAGAGCAGTAGCAGTAGCAGCATTACCCGTACAAGATCCTGATGATCCTGAAGTGTTACCAGTTACGTTTCCTGTTACACTAGCATTCAGCGTATTAGTTACTGTTGTATTACCTGAGCTGTCAAAAGTTATACAAACTGTACCGTCATCATCTTTAATGTCGTTACCTTTTACAGTAAGATCTCCGTCTATAGATAAATTTCCTGTGCTGTCTAATGTAGCTATTTCAGCATTAGGCTGTACTCCTGTTCCAGAACCTTGAGGCACTCCTGCTTCAAATATTATATCTCCACTAGCACCATTACCTGTACCTTGCCCTGATCGTAATTTTAAATTACCTCCAGTTAAATTTGTTCCACCAGTAGCCCTACCTGATTGTATAGAAAAATCACCTCCATTTGTAGCTGCTCCATTATTTCTGGTTATAGAAGCTTCTCCTGCGTCAGACTCTCCGATAGACAATATTTCTCCAGAGTAAGTAAGTTTAGACTGTGCAGTAATAGCACTAGTTCCGTTACCTGTTAAGATAGATGTTGAAGCCAAACTTGTTGCTCCAGTACCACCCTTAGATACAGGAACTGTATCAGAAAGAGTAGATCCTGCTGCTGTTACTGTTATGGGTGCAGTACCATTAAAATCAACTCCATTAATTGCTCTAGCAGTTTCTAGTGCTGTAGCTGTAGCTGCGTTTCCAGTAGTGTCTTGATTAAGGGTTCCTACCGTAAAATCTAAAGTTCCATCACCGTCTTGATAAGCAACTGTAATGCCAGACTCTGTATTGCTTGTTACCATAGCACCTACTAAGTCTTGAATGTCTTCGTCGGTATGACCGCCATTAGCACTAAGTTCTATTTCTGAAACCTCATTACTTTTGTAGTACAGTTTACCGTCAGCAGATTTAGTGTATATAACACCTCCCTTACCATCCGCAGGGGTTCCTGGGGCAGCAGAGCTTTCGTTAGTTCTAAGTGCGTCTGCTTTTATGTCTCCATAAAAATCAAAAAGGCTACGTCCTAGTAGCCCTTTCTTAAACACCTTCATTACCCTAGCTCCGTAATCAGTGACTACCTCACCTATGCTATTAATTAGGGATGATTTCATTTATATTACTTTTTCTTCTTTAAAGCTTTTACAGTTTTCATGTAACCCATTTTAGGCTTTTTTGTAGCTTTTTCTGCTGCACCTTCTGCTGCACCTTTTAATAAAGCTTTTACAGTTTTCTTGTAACCCATTTTAGGTTTTCCTGTAGCTCGTTCTGCTGCACCTTCTACTGCACCTTTTAATAAAGCTTTTACAGTTTTTTTCTTAGGAGGATCTCCAACTTTACCTCCGTTTTTCATTTTTTTTACGCTTTTCATTTTTTCTTTTGTTTTAGTGCTGTACTTTTTACCCTGCCAAGTAAACTCGTCTTTACCGTAACGCTTCGCAGCTTTGAAAGCAGTACCGAAGTCAGATGAAAGACCACCTTTAGCAACGTTACCACCCATATCTCCTAGGTATGTTTGTCTTTCTTCATCCCACACGTAAGTAACACCATTTTCGGTGTATCGTTTAGGCTTACCACCTAACTTACCACCATTTTGAGCGTAACCCATTTTATTCCTTACTCCTGTAGGAAGTTTAGATAAACCTTTGTTATCTTTTGGAACTGACTTAAGAGAAGATCCTTTTTCAGCCTTCTTTACAGCTTTAACCTTTTTCTTTGTACCGTCTTTCATTGTTCTAATATAAGTTTCGCCAGGCTTGGCTGCAGCAGCAGCTTTTCTATTGGCTATTGTTATTTCGTTTTGTTTAGATATAGATTTTTTCTTCTTAATATCAGCTTTAACTGCTTTTACCTTAGCAGCCTTATCTACAGGGGTAGATACCTTGTAGGAAACACTAGAGGTAGATTTTTGATTTTGAGCCCTTCGGGCTTTAGCAGCTTCAACTCTTTGTAGCCTTTCTTCACTAGACATCTTTCGATACTTTCGAGCTTGTCGTCTAGCAGCTCTTTTCCTCATTCTTATTGGACTTGCCATATTATATTTCTTCGGTCCCCTCAAGGACATTATAAAATTTATTTATCAACCTTCTAGTCTTGCTAGTAACCCTATATTTATTGGGCTTGTGAGAGTTCCAAGCTCTCTTCTCAAAGCAAAACACGTAATCTTTTTTTACCAGCTCAGGAAACTTAGTATCGTTAAAGTCTTTACTGACAAACATACTTTCCCTTATGTATCTTTTTGTAAACGAGCCGTTTTCGTCGTTTATAAACAACAAGAACATAAGTTGGTTGTCTGAGAGATTATGCTTCCTTTTGAAGGAGTATATAGTATCTCCTACATATTTAAGGTAATTTCTCATTTTCTTAGATTAAATTATTACAAAGGTAACATTTTTATGGTAATTAAAAAATTATTGCTACATTTGCATATAACAATTTTTTAAAAAATACAATAATATTATGGCTTTATCAGGAACAAAATACGAAATGGCTCAACTTGGCCAGTTTGGATCTATATTTTGCGACACCGCAGGAGACGTAACTCCTCCAGCAGACTTTATAATATGTGCTATATTTTTTTTAGCTGATACAAACATTACAAAGTTAACTGCAGAAAATACTACAGACGGAAAAAGAATGTTTCCTAGTACCGCATATTCTGCTCACGAAGATGCAAATGGAATTGAAGGTAGTGGTGGAGACACTATTGCTTCAGGTCAAGAATTCCCTAAAGGTTCTACTATCTACGGAAGGTGGACAGAGCTAGCGATTACTGCTGACGCTGCCGCAGGTGTTATAGCATATCTAGCACCTAAACACTAAAATAATGAATATCTTTAAAGACGATAACGACTGGAATGAGAAGGCTATTGTAGGCTTTGTAGCTTTTGCTATTATGTGCCTTATAATGATAGCTGACCTAACAGTGGTATGGTTTGGTAAAGACTTTATGATAAACGAGCACGTATACGACTCCTTCGTTTGGGTTGTGTTGGGCTCGTTTGGTATTTCTGGGGTAGAAAAATTTTCAAAGAAATAATGGGGGGAGCTAATTGTACTTGTAAAGCTGTAAAGCGAAAGAAGAAAAGTAAGAAGGTGAAGACCATGAAAAAAGGTGGATCTATAAAAGATGCCTGCTACCACAAGGTAAAAGCAAGTTACAAAGTATTCCCTAGTGCTTACGCTTCTGGAGCTATAGCTAAGTGTAGAAAGAAAAAAGGATAGTAGTGGCAGTTAGAAAGACACAAGCAGGACTGAATCTTAAACGATGGTTTAAGGAAAAGTGGAAAGACGAAAAAGGAAACGTTTGTGGCTCTTCTAAGAATAAGGCTATTAAAAAGTGTAGGCCTACTAAAAAAGTTTCTTCTAAAACTCCTGTAACGTGGAAAGGCGTTGGACCTAGAAAGTCTGCAGTAGTAGCTCAGAAAAAATCTGTAGGCATGGGAAGAAAAACAAAGGCAATACGCAAAAGTAAAAAGTAATGGCTAAAGCGATACGAAAAACAACAACAGGTAAAGGTGCTAATTACAGACCTACAAAGTCTGGAGCTGGTATGACTAAGAAAGGAGTCGCTGCTTACAGGCGTGCAAATCCTGGTAGTAAACTTAAAACAGCCGTAACAGAAAATAAACCTACAGGAAAAAGAGCAGGAAGAAGAAAATCCTACTGTGCTAGATCTTTAGGTCAGTTAAAAAGAAGTAGTCAGAAGACTCAGAACGATCCTAACTCAAGGATACGCCAAGCAAGGCGAAGATGGAAATGCTAAGAAAAAAATGTAATAATGGGAATAAAGATTAATGAAAGTACAAGCATAAGCTTTGATATTAAAAGTTTGAGTGTAATAGCAATAGGCTTATCCATCATAATAGGAATGTGGTTTACACTACAGAACGATATAGCTGAGGCTAAAGAGTTACCTAAACCTTTAGACCCTGTAATAACAAGGATGGAGTTCGACATGAAGGATCAACTTATTAGGCAGACTATTATGTCTACCCAGGAAGATGTTCAAGAAATTAAAGATGATATTAAACTCATTAAAGAAAAATTATATGAGTAGGATTCTTTTTTTTATATTGTTTTTAACCCCTTTAACTTTAAAGGGTCAATCTTCTATAGGTGTTGACAACTTTGACTGGGAAATAAGAAGAGGGATAGTAGCAGTAGAGTTTTGGGCAGGATGGAATAGAGGAAACGAAATACTGTTTATGCACGAGCTAAAAAACTGTAGAGCTTATAGACACATAATAAGAAGGGACGCATCTTTACTGGAAAGGTATAAAATAACCTCAGCACCTACCATTATAATATTTAAAAACGGTGAGGAAGAGTATAGGTTTGCACCTAACATAATGCTTAAAGTAACAGCAACAAAAAATCAAGTACAATCAGCAATAAACGAACTTTAATTAAACTAAAATGAAGCTAAGTAATAACTTTTCTCTATCAGAAGTAACTCGCAGTAGTACTGCTAAAAGAATAGGTATAGACAATGCACCGAATAAAGAACATCTTAACAACATTCAGGCTCTTATTAGAAAAATCGTGCAGCCTTTGCGAGATGCTATCGGTCCTATTCGCATTAGCTCTGGTTATCGTAGCCCTGAACTCAATCGTGCCATTGGTGGTAGTAACAAAAGCCAGCATTGTAAAGGTGAAGCTTTGGATCTGCAGTTTTGGGAAGGAGGAGAAATGAATAATAAGAAAATTTACGACTGGATACTATCTAGTGGTATAGACTTTGATCAAATGATTAACGAGTTTGACTACTCTTGGATACACATATCTTTTAACGAGTTTAAAAACAGAAAGCAGGTCCTTGAGGCTTACAAAGACGAAGACGGAGATACTAGATATAAATACGCTGAAGTGTAATGAGTAAGTTACTAGACATATTAGGTGGAGGTGTGGTAAAGCAGGTTGGTGATGTTTTAGATAAGCTAACAACAACCAAAGAAGAAAAGCTTGCTGCACAACAGAAGATAGAAGAGGTTTTATTGAAGGCAGAAAGCCAAGCTCAAGAGCAAGTTACTAAGCGTTGGGAGGCTGATATGAAGTCTGACAACTGGCTATCTAAAAACATTCGTCCTTTAATCTGCATATTCTTAACTGTAATTTTTGTAGTTTTGTCAATGTTTGATGGCAACGTAGGAGGATTTATTATTCAAGAAACGTACGTTCCAATATATCAGACGTTATTAATAACAGTATACGGGGCTTACTTTGCAGGTAGGTCTATCGAGAAAATAAAAAAGAAGTAAACAATGAGCTCATTAAAAGGTAAAACAATATCAAGGACATATCAGAAGTTAATTCAGTCTGATAACGAAATAACTGATGGTACTTTAAAGCAGGTTAGTACAGGTAATGGAACGCCTACAGCTATGAAACTCTCTACCAACAAAGCTGAGTTTCAGCAATTAGGTGTTGGTACTGATGGTATAACTCCAGATGGTTTACTTCACGTATTATCTGTAAGTGCAGGGGCTGTAACGGCTAGTTCTTTTGCTAACCAGTTAACTTTAGAAAACTCTGGAGACGCAGGTCTTTCTATACTTTCTGGAACTTCTAGTTTTGGTCATATATATTTTGGTGATGCTAACGATAATGATGTAGGTGGTATATCTTACGATCACTCTAACGACGCAATGAATTTTACCGTCGATGGGTCTCAGTCTATGAACCTTGACAAGTCAGGGAACTTAACTATTGGAGGTGTGTTATCTCAATCAGAAGATAGATATTTTCTTGACGAGTACTTTCATAGCCTTCCCTACAAAGATGTTCAACAAGCAGAAGTAACTCAAGGAACTAGTGCTACGGAAGCTGTATCTAGTTCAACTAAAATGACTAGAATTACTACTTACGCTAACGATTTGGCTGCGTCAGACTCTCAAGAGTTTACGTTTAATAATACAATGATACATCCTAACTCTCATGTTTTAGCTTACATTATAAATAGTAGTGGTGCCATTGCAGATAACGCTATGGTAAACGTCATGGTTCATGATGTTGCTAATGGTTCGTGTAAAATTAGGGTAGCTACAAACGCAGTAGATATTGCGTCTCAAACTTTTGAAATAGAAGTTGTGGTAGACCCTCATATACAAGCAAACTTTCACTGGTCTTTAGATGGTACAAATGCTGCTGAAAACTTTATTACTTACGCTGGTTCTCAACCAGGTTTAAGAGTTGTAACTAGTGGTTCTGATAACGATCAAGTCATACTTCATCCTAAGATTTCTTCCCAAGGAAATGGCACTGATCTGTTAAATGTTACGCCTTGGAGAAACGTTCTTTTTAGCCCTGAGTTTGAAACAGAACTTAACATAGCAATATCAACTCATAGTGACATTGCTAACCAAGCTATTTGGGCTGGTATGAAGCTATCAAATACTGGTACTTACGCTACTGACGTTGATCAGGCTTATTTTTTATACGCTACAGATGACGATTTAGGAGCTTTAACGACAAATGGGAACCTTCACTTCGTGTATAGTGTTGCTGGCGTTGATTACGTAACAGATTTAGGTATCGCAGTTGCTGTTAGTACTGTATATAGATTAAGAATAGTTTTTGATGACAACGCAAAAATTAGTGTTTTTGTAAACGGTGTTCAGTACGGTTTAACTCACACTCCTACAACTACAACTGCAGGTGGAGTAACACAACCAATAACGACTTCTAAGTCTTTAGCTACTACTTCTAATGCGTCTTTAATACCAGTTGTAGGTTCGCAAAATTTATCGGGCTCTGCTAGATATCTTTATTGTCACTTTATAAAAATATCAAGAACGTTAGCATAATTAAATTAAACTAAATGGAATCAATTAACCCTATTATTAGAAAGATAACTATAGGGGACTTAAAGCAAGGTCTTACCTATCAGGTAGGCCAGAGAATGCTAGGAGGGTCCCTTAGAGTTACAGCCATCATTCAAGATGAGGCAGCGTGGTACAAACATCAACAAGTAGTGTACGACGTATACGTGAAGAAAGAGACTGAAGAGTTTTCTAGACCCTGGAAGAGGTTTTTCTCTCAGCCTACAGCGATAGAGTACAACACAGACAATCTAGAAGAGTACGAGGTAAAGTAAATTTAAAGACAAAGACATGAGGCCAATTAAAGATAGCTACTGGATAGAGGTAGAAAAAGAAACAGAAGATACCATTACGTTAAACGGAAAAGAGTTGTATAGAGATACTTCTTACGACCCTATGAAGTTAGCGAGACAGTATGGTACGGTTTACAGGGCTCCGATTCACGATACTAAAGATTCGGGAATACAGGAAGGCGATAAAGTATGGTTTCACCATTTTATAGCTACACCTGTAAATCTTGTTAAGCACGCAGACAAAAAGAATATATATCAGGCTAGTATGGAGCAGATATACTTAATAAAAAGGAATGACGAGTATATTCCTGTAGGTGTATGGAACTTTATGAAGCAGGAAATGAAAGATCCAGAAAAATCAGATTCTGGTATATTTTTAGGGTCAGAAGCTCAAGAAGTAGACTTGCATGGTGAAGCCGTTATTATTAACGAGTGGATGAAGGAGCAAGGCGTAGAGGAAGGAGATAGAGTAATGTGGAGCGAGAACTCTGAGTACGATATGGATATAGACGGAAGAAAACTTCTTCGTATGCGTAACTTTGATGTTCTTTGCAAGTATGAAGGATGATAATAAAAACTACGCTCTTGAAACTTTAGAGAAGCTAATAGAGGCTAGTAAAGGAGCTGTTGATCTTTTAATAGAAGAGATTGGCAAGCCTTTAGTAGAGGAAGACGATGCTAGGCGAAGACAGGCGATAAAAGCTAAACGAGAATGCTTTGAGGATTGTCAAGAAATTCTTTTAGGTATTAAGAACCTTGAAGATAGAATTAAAGAGGGCGAGTCCCTTATAGAAGATAAGAAAGACTTTAAAGGGTCTTTTGCTGAGAGGTATGCAAAAAAGTGATAAAGTATATTTAATTGAAGGCAGTGAGGGTGAGGTTTTAGAGTTTGACAACTTAAAGATCGTACTACCTAAAAAGCCTAGATTAAAAAAGGACATACTCTACCACAACCTTCCCAAAGGAAAGCAGAGGTGGACCAGGGAAGGAATGCCAAAAGGATTAAGTAGAGATAACGCCACAGATTATGTGGACTATATAGAAGAAGAGTTTAGACGTAGAAGAGATGGGCTTTGGTTTTTTAATAACGGAGTACCAACCTATATTACAGGCTCTCACTATATGTTTATTCAGTGGAGTAAGATAGATGTTGGATACCCTGATTACAGGGATGCTAACAGAACGTTCTTTATTTTTTGGGAAGCGTGTAAGCTAGATAAAAACTCTTATGGGATGTGTTTCCTCAAGAACAGGCGTAGTGGTTTTTCGTACATGGCTAGTAGTGAGATTGTAAATCAGGCTACTCAGACTTACGATAGTAACTTTGGTTTATTGTCTAAGACTGGTGCTGATGCTAAAATAATGTTTACGGATAAGGTTGTTCGTATATACAGAAACTACCCTTTCTTTTTTCAGCCTATACAGGATGGTTCTAGTAACCCTCGTGTAGAGTTAGCCTTTAGGGAGCCTGCTAAAAAGATTACTAAGAATCAAAAACATATCGAAGAGTCTGAAGCTTTAAACTCTACAATAGATTGGAGAAACACCGCAGACAACAGTTATGATGGTATGAAGCTCAAGCTTCTAATCCATGATGAAGCTGGAAAGTGGACGGGTCAAAATTCTATTAAGAAGAACTGGGGGGTTACACAGACCTGTCTACTTTTAGGTCGAAAGGTTGTTGGTAAGTGCATGATGGGTTCTACTGCGAATAAGCAGCAAGATGGTGGTGCTGAGTTTAAAGATATATTCTACGACTCTAATACTGACGATAAAGATCTTAACGGCAGGACTAAAAGCGGTTTGTACAAACTGTTTATACCTGCGTACGATAACTTAGAAGGCTTTATAGACGAGTATGGCTACTCTGTTATAGAAACCCCCAAGAAGCCAATTATGGGTATTGACGAGATGCTTGTAGACATTGGGGCTAAAGATTATATTCAGAACAGAAGAGACGCTTTAAAGAACGATACTACAGCTTTATCTGAATTTAAACGTCAGTTTCCATTTACTGTAGAAGAATCCTTTAGAAATGACACACAAAGTTGTATCTTTGACGTAGAAAGAATCTATCAACAGATGGATTACAACGAGGTTAATAACGCAACGACGACTAGGGGAGAGTTTGTTTGGAGGAATGGGAAGCAAGATGAAGAGGTTATTTGGATACCTCATAGAAAAGGTAAGTGGGAGATTAGTTGGGTTCCAGAACATCAAGATCAAAACAATATCTCTAGTAGGTACGGTAAAAGATTTCCTGGAAGGTCAGATGTCTTGGTGGCAGGCTGTGACCCTTATGACCATGACACCACTACTGATGGCAGGAGATCTGATGCTTCTGCTCATGTTTTTCACAAATTTAGCATGGCAAGTGATGCGTCTATGCAGTTTGTATGTGAGTATATTAATAGACCGCCTAAAGCGGAAATATTTTACGAAGACATGATTAAGATGTGTGTCTTTTATGGTTGCCAGATATTAGTGGAGAATAACAAAGTAGGTATATTAAAGTACTTTGAGAATAGAGGATACTACGAGTATCTTATGGATAGACCAGACATGACGCATACAGACTGGAGTAGAGGTAAGCAAAAGACAAAGGGTATACCTGGATCTGGTGCTGCTGTAATTAACGCTCAAGCAGAAGCTATAGCTACGTATATATACGATCACGTTGGTCAAAATGAAAATACTGGTGAGATGGGAAGGTGTTATTTTAACGTCTTACTTGATGACTGGAGTAGATTTGAAATAGATAACAGAACAAAATACGATGCTAGTATATCGTCCTCGTTGGCTTTACTAGCTTCACAGAAGTACATAAAACCTAAAAAAGAATTAAAAATATCGTCTCCTTTAGTTAAAAGGTACAATAACAAAGGGATGTCTAGTAAAAAATTAAGGGCATGATTTACAATAATAGTAAGGAAGAGTTAAACGGCTATCCTTCACCTCTATCTACTAACGAAGAAAAAGCTTCTAATGGCTACGGTCTTAATTACTTTAAGGCTATGTACTACGAGTGGAAAAACAACGGAGACGTATATTTTAGAGATACTAAAATGAGGTACTCCCGTAATAGGAGTTACGCTGAAGGTAATCAAGATATAGGTAAGTACAAAGACTTGCTTGACGTTCAAGGGGATTCCTCTTACCTTAACATAGACTGGACACCTGTATCTATTATTCCTAAGTTTGTTGACGTTATTATTAACGGTATGGTAAACCAAGAGTACGATGTTAAAGCTAAGTCTATAGACCCTATAGCTGCAGCAGAAAGACTTGACAAGAAAAAGAAGATGTTTGCTGACATGATCAACAAAGACTTCTTGGAGGATATGGAAGATCAGACAGGTGTACCTATGACTTCTAAAGGTTTTGTAGCTGAAAACCCTGAAGAGATTGAAATGTTTATGGCCCTTAACTATAAACAAAACGTAGAGATTGCTTTAGAGAAAGCTATTGAGTACACTCTTGATGTAAACGACTACGACGAACTTAAGCGTTATATGATACGTGACCTTGTAGTTTTAGGTATATGTGCCGCTAAAACAGAGCTATCTAAAACAGAGGGTGTAAAGATTCGACACGTAGACCCTTCTAATCTTATTACTTCTTTTTCTGCAAAGCCTGACTTTAAAAACATACGTCACGCTGGAGAGATTTACTCTATTACTATTGCTGATCTTAAACAACAAGCAGGAGACGAGTTTAGTGAGGAAGAGTACATATCTATAGCTAAACAATACGCAGGAAAAAATAACAACCCTATTAATTATAGCACTACAGCGTTTTATGATAACGGCAGCGAGACTTACGATTACGATAAGTTTAGCGTTAACATATTGGACGCTGAGTTTATTACTTCTCACTCCTTAAATTATGAGAAGAAAGAAAATAAACATGGAGGATACTCTGTAAACAAGAAAGGGCCTAAGTACAAGGCTCCGAAAAAGTCAAAGACTAAAAGAGAAGATCTGGGGTCTACTGTAAAGGTTATATATAAAGGTAAGTACATTATAGATACAGACTACATCTTTAACTACGGGTTAATGAAGGATATGCCTAGACCTAAGTCTAACCTTTCAGAAACTAGACTTTCGTATATAGTTTACCAGCCAAACTTATACAAAATGAAGTCTAAGTCTTTGGTAGATCGTATGATTCCTTTTGCTGACCAGATACAGTTAGCTCACCTTAAGATTCAGCAGGTACTTGCTAAGGCTAGGCCAAAAGGTGCTGCGTTTGAGGTTGGCTCTTTAGAGAACGTATCTAAAGGAGATGGTGGTACTTTTACTCCTATGGAGCTTCAGGAGATTTACGATCAAACTGGTAACATTTACTATCGAAGGATAGATGATGAAGGCCAGATGACTGGAGCTATGCCTATACAGGAGTTAGAGAATGGTATTGGTAGAGACTTCGGTACTCTTATTAACGTGTATCAGCATAACTTACAGATGCTTCGTGACGTTACAGGTGTCAACGAGGCTAGAGACGCTTCACAACCGTCTAGCGAAGCTTTGGTGGGTGTACAGAAGTTAGCACTGCTAGCGTCTAACAACGCCACTAGAGATATTAATGACGCTTACCTTAACGTAACAAAAAGAGTATCTCAAAGCATTACTGTTCGTATGCAGGATTTGGTAAACTTTAAAGGTCTTCATGGTATGTACACCAACGTTATTGGTGAGACTTCTATGCACAGTATAGATATGATGAAGAAACTTTCTGTCCACGAGTTTGGTATTACTTTAGATGTAGCACCTAGCGAGGAGGAAAAGCAAATGATGGAACAGAACATACAGGTTTCGTTAGCTCAGAAGGAACTTAGGTTAGAGGATGCTATTATGATTCGGTCTATTAGAAATATTAAGATGGCTAATCAGATGCTTATCCTTAGAAGGACTAAGTACCAGAAAGATCAGCAAGCTCAAGCACAGCAGGCTTCAGAACAAAACGCTATGCTACAGCAACAGTCAGCACAACAAGCAGCACAACTTAAGCAGCAGGAGTTGCAGACTGAGATGCAAATCGAGCAGGCTAAAGCTCAGGCTAAGGTTCAGGCAGATATGCAGCTTAAACAGTTAGAGTATCAGCTTAAAGAGCAGTTCGAGCAATCACAGCACGAAAGAAGGCTTAGGGAGATAGAGCTATCCAACCTTGGTAAGGAAGGTCAGGCGTCTATTCAAGGCTCTGTAAGAAAAGATGTTCAACAACAGTCTGCTATGAATCAGTCTCAGATGATAGAGCAAAGACAAGGTAAAAGAGGTCCTTTAGGTCAAGAGCAGCAAGAAGTAGAAGAATAATATTGCGATTGTAAATAAAATCGTTATATTTGCGAAATAACAGGTAAATTTAATTAACATGGATATAAGAGAACAATTAGTACAGAAATTTGGGGGAGAGGTTCAACAGGACCAACCTCAGCAAAATATTGTTGACTTAACTGGTGATGAAAACCAAGCAGTTGAGACAACAGAAAATACAACTCAGGAAGAACCTGGTGTTGTAGACTTAACAGGAGAGAGTTCTTTAAATACTGAGGAACCCAATGTTGACGAACCTCAAGGTAGTCAGCAGGAGGAGGGAGAGGAAATCAGTGATGACGAAGTTGTCTTACAATACCTTAGCGAGAAGCTTGGGCGAGACCTTTCATCATTTGATGATCTTAACACCCCTGGAGCAGAAACAGAAAGTAGTGACTTCGCTAGCGAGCAGCTTCGAGTTATTAACGACTATGTTAAAAACACAGGGCGTACAGTTCAAGATTACCTAAACACTCAATCTGTTGATTTGTCTGACGTGTCTGACGACGCTGTAATAAAGGAGTATCTACGTGTAGAGAATCCAAATTTGACTGAAGCTGAGTTAAATGATTATGTTACAGCTACTTACAAAACAGACTCTGAAGAGTATACTGCGAGAGATGTTAACGCTGGTAAGGTTCAGCTTAATAAGGACGCTAGAACTGCTAGAGACTATTTTAACAAAGTGAAAGAGGATTACGCTACACCTTTAGAGGCTAGTGATCCTGGAGTATCTGCTGAAGAAAGGGTTGAGTGGATTAACGAGATGGAGTCTACGGTTAGTGACTTAGATGGGTTATCCTTTTCTATGAACGACCAAGGCGAAGAGTACATTTACAATCTAGACGACGATGCTCGTCAAGAGATTAAAACGTACAACTCTGATCTAGAAAACTTTTTCGACAAGTATGTAGACCAAGGCGGTAGCTGGGATTTTGATAAACTTAATACGGATAT